CTAATTTCAAAATTAAAAGAAGAAATTAAAGAGACAGATAATGCCTAAAGATAACTTAAAATTATTAACTGATTGGACTCCGTTTGAGTATAATGCTCAGCAGATAAAAGAAGCTAGGGAGGCTAACGGCGGTAAAATTATTCTGAAAGGGATACTGCAAAAAGCCGATACTCTTAATCAAAATGGAAGAGTTTACCCTAGAGTCATTTTAGAAAGAGAAGTAAGAAACTATCAAAAGTTCATTAGAGAAAATCGAGCGCTGGGAGAGTGTGACCACCCAGATTCTTCAGTGGTTGAACTTAAAAATGTTTCCCACATTATTCGTGAAGCCTATATGGATGGCGATATATGTTATGGAGATGTTGAATTATTGGATACTCCAGCTGGAAAAATACTTCAGAGTTTAGTAGAGTCAGGAGTGACTTTAGGAATATCCTCTAGAGGAGTAGGCTCAACAAAAACACAGTCTGGTAACCAAGTAGTTCAAGATGATTTTCAATTAATCTGTTGGGATTTTGTTTCAGAACCATCTACTCCCGGTGCTTTTATGATGAGAGAGGGAAGAGAAATTTCTCGCAAAGACCTTAATACGCACTTTAACCAAACGGACAGAATAGATAGAATATTTAATGATATTTTAGATTGGGAGAAATAACATGCCATTAAAATACCCAAAGCAGAATTGGAATTTTGTTCCCGCATACCAGCCTTCGGGAATTCCATGGGTTAAGTCTTACACTTCGGTAGCGGCCGCTGGGGCTGGTACTGCAACCGAGATTACTTTTCCAGCAGTAACTAGATGGGTTGCTGTTTCTATACAAGACAACACTACCGATAGTGCGTTAAGAATTGGATTTACTGCACTTGGAGTAGAATCTTCAGCGTCTCAAGCAAATTATTTTCTTTTATGGAGTGATTCGGCTAGTAGCGGCACTTCAAGCGCTCAGACTGTTAGATTTGAAGTAAGGTGTCAAAAATTATTTATTGCCGGACATGCAGGAGCCATAGATAACGTTTCTGTTATGGCTGGATTAACCACTGTTGGAATAAGCGAATCCTTATTAGTTACTGGATCAAATGACTTTAGTGGAGTTGGATAATGGCTAAATTAAGCAGAACCGCTCTTAAGGGTCTTGTTAAAGAATGCTTGGTAGAGATATTGGCTGAGGGAATTGGGTTAGATTCTACGATGGCTAGAGCCAACCTAGCAAATTCAGCTGCTTCTCTTAATGAAAATAAAAAAAGAACGGTAAAAAGAGTGCCCAGACGCTCTTCGACTGATAATATGAGAGTCCAAGCTCATAACAACAACTTAGTAGAATCTTTAGCTGGAACAAATCCAGTGATGAGAGATATTTTTAATGATACATTAAAAAATACAATAACAGCGCAATCTAATGTAGACGAAAATAGTTCTTTAGCTCAAAGAACTGTCCACGGCGATGGCGCTACCAAACAAATGTTAGATTCCGATCCCATGTCTTTGTTTGAGGGATCTTCAAATTGGGCTTCACTGGCTTTTTCTTCTACAGAATAACTCTTGAAAATTTAGTCAAAAGTAGCTCGACGATGATATGTATAAATAGAACTTTTTTACGGAGTACCCGATGCCACGCAGAACCAAAAGACTCACACCTTCACTGTTAAGAAGAATAGTTCTTGAAGAAAGAGCCAGAATTTTAGAAACTTCAGACCCAGTTGCGGCTGGTATAGAAGATCCAGAGAAAGTTAGTGCTGATGAAGTACCAGCTGAAGATTTAGCTCAGACTTTAGAAAAAGATATTGACCATGTAAAGGTGCTTAAACTTAAAGAGCGTCGTTTAAGAAAAGAATTAAAAAGACTTCAAGAACGTCGCCGAAAAATTCGCGCAAGAATTTTAAAAAGAATATAAACCTTATTATAATGGAGAAATAATACATGCCAACTCACAAGCAAGGAACAGTAAATTCAGCCACTACTACCAAAGGATTGGGCAGTTCAAGTACTGAAACTACAAAAGCGTCATATCCAGCCAGCCCAGTTGGTGTAGATTATGCTCTTAACGATAATGGCACCAACGAGGCTGACATAAGAGTTAACTTTGAAAAATTAGCTCTTGAAGGTGTCGTGAACGATGGTGGACACACATTTGGTGAATTTAGTTTAGACTTTACTGGTGCTCCAAACATTAGAGATGTTGAAACGGGCGCTGGCGGACTACCTGGTAGCCCCTGGACACCTAACCCAGTTTCCCCTGGACCTGGCAGTATTAATCCAACCGACATGGGCGAACCACCTGCAGGGTGGGGAATGGAACCAAACTCTACCCCCGGTACTGGAGTCGGATCTCAGTTACAACCAGACGAATCTTCAGCGCAGCAGGCGACTGCAGGTAGCAATTTAGGAGATTATGGATTCGGTAAATCTCCGTACCAGTCGTAAAGAAGTGGTAAATGCCTGACCACCCTAAAGATGCGTCTCAAAAAGCTGCTTTAGGCTTTAATTACGGTAATGGCAAGGGCGGCTTGGGTTCTTCAAACGCTAGAACAAAGGAAAATTCTTTTCCTTCATCTCCTCTTTTTAAGGGAACTGTTCCTGGCTGGCAAAAATATCGTAACAAAGTCATGAGAGGCGATGGAGACTTAGTTAAACAAGGCCAAGACTTTCAATTTACTACGTATAACGGCGCCACTCCTAGCATGAGTTACATCGAAAATAATCCGCCTCTTTTTGGTGATGTGCCTGTAGGCTCTAGGGGAAAACCCGGTAGCCCTTGGACTCCAAATACTGCCTCTCCACGAGGAGAAAGTACTAACGCTACGGATTTACCCAAACCACCGGTTGAAATAACTGCAGAAGATGCTGGAGCTAATTATGGTTCTGGAGTCGGCGGTACTAGAGACCCAAATGAATCTTCTGCAGTACAGCAGCGCGTCAAGCAGTATAGTATGGGGAAGTGGGGCTAGGGTTATTTAATTATGAAATTAAAAGAACAGCAAGTTCCCCGTGATAAATTATCTCATGATGCTCGTACCGGTCTCGGTTACGGAGTTGTAAAACCCACAGGCTTCAATGCTCCTCGGTCTTTTATTCAATATCCTGAACAGAGCTTAGATGATCCTGAAGCAGAAGAAGATATTGATGACGACACCTATGAAGCAGTTCTTGGAAAAATTGCAGCTTATAATCCAGTTGATCCTTACGCAAAATATAAAACAGATCCGTTTTATTATGCCGCCGGTAATAATAAACTAAGAGAGTCTGATGTTGCAAAAGGAATTTCTCCTTTTCCGAATATGTATAAAAATAGAACCCAAACGGGTTTTGGGGGCGCTGGAGAAGCTTTACCGCATGGTGGTCCAACTTATGGATTTAGAACTAGAATTCGACCAACTGGTACTAAGCACGGTTTTTCTAAATCACCCGCACCGTTTCCAGAAGAAGAAATAATAAATAACAAATACTCGTTAGAAGATATTTTAAATACAGATCCAGATCGAGAACATGTGGATAAATTTGACGATCTTGTAACTTTAATTCACTCAATTCAGAGGGATATTGATGAAACAAGTAAGTTTTAATGGCACAATTAACTTTTTCAGTAATAATTAACTTTTGAATTGTTTTTTCATCATAAGGCGATAAGAAATGAGCATAAATCTCTATCAAGAAGCAATAGTAGAAGCTAAACAGCTACGAGAGATGGCTGAACAAAACGCTAAAAATAAAATAATAGATGCTGTTACTCCTAAAATTAGGCAGTTAATCGAGCAGCAATTAATAGGCGACGAAGACGACGCCGAATTGATTGTTGGGGATAGTATGGAAATCGATGATTTAGCGCCTCCCCAAGAAGACGAAGAAGTATTAGACTTGTCAGCAATGGATACAGCGGAAATGGATGCTGGTCTAGAAGCTGTTGCCGATGAGCTAGTAGACGATGAAACTGACGCCGCTCCAGTGAGTATTACTGTACAAAATGTGCAGGGCGACATTAATATGAATTTAGATGAGTCCGACGATGACAGCGACATTTTATTAAGCCAGGAAGGTATGAATCACCTTCACAGTTTTTTAAGAGAGTATAGTAGAAATAAAAATGTTAACCATCGTTTAAGCTTATTAGAAAATAAGGTAGCAGCCTTCAAAAAAGATCTCAAGTCTTTAAATTTGAACCAAGTAAAACCAGTTCATAAACAGATTGTTGCTACTTATTATGCCAATTTATTACGTGAGGTTAATCTTTTAACAAACCAAGTAATATTTATCAATGAGTCCGTTGATGAGAGACTCGAAAAAAGACTGTTGTTAACACTAAAGGAGATAAAGAACATGTCAAATAGAAGAGACGCGAGTATATTTAGGCGCCTTTTCGAAGAATTAGCAGCCGACGAGGGTCTCCGCGAAATGGGTCTCTCGGAACAGGACGACGAAGTCGTCGATGCTGAAGCTTCGGAAGAGGTTGATGTCGAAGAGGTTCCAGCCGAAGTCGACGTCACTGCAGCACAGGATAATCTCGAACCACTGGCTACTGCCTTAGGTTTTGAGCTTACACCTGTTGAAGAAGAAGAAATTGATATCGAAACCGAAGAGACCGAAGAGGTTGTTGAAGAGGTATACGAAATCGATGAAGCTGCAATCCGTCGTGAACTTCGCCGTTTACGCCTGATGAGAGAGCAAGAAGAGGGTCGTGCTGCTGCAGCTGATCCAGCGTTAGCTCATGGTGGAGAAGACGAAGGAGACGTTATTGTTGATGTCAGTGAGGAAGATTTAATTAATGCCCTCGCAGACGAACTCGGCGATCCTGCCGTTCCAGTTCCCACTGTAGAATCCAGACGCAGAGCTCGTAGAGCTCGTAGAGCTGCTCCTCGTCGTAGAAACTCTGGTAGATCAGTTAACGAAGCCCGCAGAGCAAGAGCTCTTCAGGGTCGTGCTGTAAAAGCTGAAAAAACAGCTAATCATCTTCGCAGACAACTACAAGAAATGAATCTTTTTAATGCAAAACTGCTTTTTGCAAATAAGCTCATGCAAAATCGTGATCTTTCTAACAAGCAGCAGCGCACTATCGTTGAAGCCCTTGATAAGGCTACCAACATCAGAGAGGCCAAGCTATTATTTAAGAGCTTAAGCGCTTCTCTTAACAAGTCACGTGGACGCGGTTCCCTTACAGAATCTCGTACTCGTTTGCTCGCGTCATCTTCAAGATCAACCCGGTCCGGTTCTCCGGCCAGCAATGGGTCTGATGTAGATCGTTGGGCACTTCTTGCTGGACTTCCCAACAAGAAGTAAATTCTCGTTCAACTGAAAATTTTAAACACACATTTATTTAGGAGATTAAAAAATGTCAAAAAAATTCACATTAAACCAGTTGACTGAGGGTATCCGCCAACGCCATCAGGGTGCCCAGAACCGTCAACTAGTTGAGAAGTGGTCCAGAACAGGACTTCTTCGTGGACTGGAAGGTACAACCCGAGAGAATATGGCTTCTCTTCTTGAAAACCAGGCCGCACAGCTCCTCCGTGAGCAAAACTCAATTTCAACTGGCGCTGGAGCTCTTGCTTCATCTGGTGATATCCGAGGATTCCAGAACATTGCATTCCCAATTGTTCGTCGCGTATTCGGTGGATTAGTCGCTAATGAGCTTGTTTCTATCCAGCCCATGAGCCTTCCATCTGGACTGCTCTTCTATCTCGATTACACTTATGGTACTAACCAGGGTGGTGAAAACCACGCTTCGGCTACTTACCCCAAGGGTAACTCGATTTATAACTCACCTCCAGGAAAGGGCGTTCGCTCTGGTTCTCTTGGTGTCGGCGGTCAGTATAACCTTGCTGGTTCCGGTTATTCACGAGTACATAAAGAAGCTTCTAGTGTTACACTAACTGCTTCTGGTGCTTATCAGGGCGGATCTTGGACTAATGGTAAAAACCTTTGGACTACTGGTTCAGACGGTACCTTGCTTCAGTTCGATCCTCAGATCTGCAACGCCATTCTTAATAATGATGGTGGTACTGCTGGTTCTTCCGGTGGTGGTGGTAGCGCTGGTGATGGTGTTTACACTGCAGTCATCGTTGACTTTAGTTCTGGCAAGTTTGCTAACGCAGACACAAGCCTTATTAAGGACTTCACCCTGACTAAGGATGGCGGTACAGCTGGTTCATTATATCCAGGAGTTTCCACTGATGTTCAGGGATCTGGTACAGTAGTTATGAACGTACGTAGACTTAACCAGCTTGGTGCATGGTCTGCTAATTCATTCACTGCTAACGCTCTCATGACAGCTGGTGGTACTAACGCCGCTCTTCTAATGATCGTTTCTGGTGCTAACGCTGTAGGTACTGCACAGGATACACTTAATGTAGATTACGTTCTTAGCTCCAAGCTAGACGTTGGTACTACTGATGGTGATACCCTTACCATTCCTGCTTTCGAATCTAACTTCGGTACTTCTCCATCTCCATCAATCCCAGAGATTGACATCAAGATTGAGAGCATTGCTGTTACTGCAGAGACTCGTAAGTTACGTGCCCGTTGGTCTCCAGAGCTTGCTCAGGACTTGAATGCTTATCACAGCCTTGACGCTGAGGTTGAGCTTACTCAGATCCTCTCCGAGCAGGTCGCTCTAGAGCTTGATCGTGAAATCCTTAACGACCTCGTTATGGGTGCCGATACTAATTACTACTGGTCACGCGCTCCAGGCGATATCATCAATAAGACTGATGGTACTAGCACAGGAGTTCCAAGTGGTGTTTCCTTCACAGGTACAGTCCGCGAATGGTATGAGACCCTCGTAGAGACAATTATTGATGTTGCTAACGCAATCCACAGAAAGACACTTCGTGGTTCTGCAAACTTCATCGTTGTTTCTCCAGATGTCGCAACCATTCTCGAGGCTTCCGTACTCTATCGTCCGCAGTATAGCTTGGACGGTGAAGGACAGGTTGGTAACCCAATGACAATTGGCGCCGAGAAGGTCGGTACGCTGAGTAACCGTTTCACGGTCTATAAGGATCCCTACTTCCCACGCAACAAGGTTCTTGTTGGGTACAAGGGTGGTAGCTACCTTGAGACCGGTTATGTATATGCTCCTTACGTACCCCTCATTGTTACACCTACAATCTTCGCTCCAGAGGACTTCACCCCACGTAAGGGTGTTATGACTCGCTACGGTAAGAAGATGGTTCGTAACGACTTCTACGGTACAGTTACAGTCCAGAATCTCAACATTATCTAATAATAAAGAGATTCATAATCTTAGGGCGGCCTCCGGGCCGCCCTTTTTGTTTATTGTTACAATATTTTTAATAAATTTTGAAAATGATTCTCTCTTATAAAAATGAATTTATTTTCTTTAAACCAATTAAAACTGCAGGAACTAGCGTAGAAGCTGCTCTTTCTTTGTGGTGCGGAGATAAAGACGTTATAACTGGAAGTTTAATATTAAAAGAGCTTTCAGATAAAAGATATAATTTATCTCCTCGTAACAATTTTAGAGAAGAAGTAATTTTAACTGGAGAAGAAGCAAAAAATTATTTAAAATTAAATGGCAGAATGGATTTGTGGGAATCCGGATATAAAAAGTTCAAAGTAGTAGACGATATAATTTATCACGAACACACAACTCCAAAAATGTTTAATTACAATAAAGATACTGAAAATTTTTTAAAAATTTCAATGGTCAGAAATCCTTTTGACATGATGGTTTCTTATTTTTGGTGGAGCTATTATTCTCCCGTAGATTCAGTAGTCTCTTTTAATTCAGATAGAAAAATTGCTAAAAAAGAAGAGCGAAAGCAGTCTAAAAATGTTCCAAAAGTCGATGACGGTCTTTCCGAACTACAAAGAAAATTTGATATATGGATGAATTCGGCTGCTTTTATGGAAAAACAGCCAAAGCAGTGTATGGGTAATTTAACAGTTGCAGAATGGTTTGCGGATTGGTCTAATGAGTTTTTTGAAGACAAACATATAGATTTCTATATCCAGTTTGAAAATTTAGAAAAAGATTATGATAATTTATGTCAACTATTTAGCAAAGAAAAAGTAGGTCTTCCTCGATTTAAAAATTCCGTACGAAAATCTCGAATACCCTATAAAGATTATTACACGGCTAGTACAAAAAAGACAGTAAATAATTTATTTTGCTCTACTATAGAAAAATTCCAATATAGTTTTTAGCATTTTTAAATTCTGCAACAATATTTTTAATATAATATTTATTATCATATAAGGAGGGCAATATGGCCACCAAAACAACCAAAACAACAACTAAAACAGCAACCAAAGCTACAACTACTAATAACTCTAAAGAAATCAAAAGTTTAAATGAGAAAATTGTTACTTTAGAAAATAAAATAAAAAATTTAGAAAATCTTTGTACTGAGCTTTCTGCTACTAAATCAGCTGCTAGGGCTACCGATGAAGAAGTATTAACAAGAAAAGACTGGAATAGACTTAAACAATTGTTAGCTTCTGTTAAGATGCCAGCTCGAGCTGCAGAATTAATGTAATTTTTTTAATAGCATTATTTGAATGAGAATATGTGTGAATTTACACACGAAATTTGATAAGGGTAGATTTGTGTCTCGGTATCTTGCAAATTACAGATAATATTTAGATTTGTCACGTCTACTGGATATTAAATGTCTAAAAATTTTGCTCAAGTATTTAAACCGACTCCTTTTGGTTTCTTTGATGACGACCTGGATTTTCAAAAAGATGCAGATTCAATTGTAACTTTTGTTAAAAGAAAGCTGGGCGATGATATTCTTAGTGTAGAGCTAACTAAGAAGCAGATATGGGCATGTTTTGAAGAGAGCGTTTTAGAGTATGGTTCTCATATAAACGAATATCAGACGAAATCTCAGCTTTCTAATTTAATGGGTATTTCTACTGGATCCAACGTTCAGGGAAAATATGCTCATGAAACACTCGATTTTATTTTAAGGTTAGCTGAGCCTTACGCGCAAGAAAGCGGCATTGGCGGTTCGTATAATACTCTTTCTGGATCTATAGCTCTTGAAAAGAATAGACAAGATTATGATTTATACGCGGATCTCAAAGATGGATCTGGCAATCTTATTTTTTCTTCTAGTTTAAACAGCAACGGAAGTGGAAGAATGAAAATTCTTCAAGTATATCATTTTAGTCCAGTTGCGTCTTATAGATTTTTTGATACTACGTCAGCTATCAATTATCTTAATAATGAATTTAGTTTTGAATCTTTTACTCCAGAAACTGTATTTTACGTCTTGCCAGTTTTTGAAGATGTCCTCCGCGGCGGTCAAATGAATCTCTCTAACAGGGTAAGACGCTCAAATTATTCTTATAGAACCCAAGGGACAAAGATAAGAATTTTTCCAGCCCCAACATTTTCGTCTGGTTCTACTAGTCAAAAGCTTTGGGTTAGAGTTGGTTTTGGCAATGATCCCTTTAATCCAGCATACAAAGACGACACAATTACCGGAGTTGCAACTCCAGCAAATATTGCTTTTGGAAATGTTGCTTATAAAACTATTAATAGTATGGGTAGACAATGGATATATGAATATTGTTTAGCATGTTCTACAGAGTTGCTGGGATTAGTTCGTTCTAAATTTGGAAATGTTCCAATTCCGGGGGGAGACCTCCAGCTTAATGGTTCGGACCTTGTTGGAAACGGTAGAGAGTCGAAAGATAAACTTACAACTCAGTTAATAGAATTTTTAGATGGCTTGACTTACGATAAAATGATCGAGGGTGAAGCAGCTAAAGTAGATAACCTTCAAAAAGTATTAAAAGCTGTCCCCATTCCTATGGGTAAGTGCATTATAATTGGATAATTTAGATGGCTAGACTTTTTATTACTCCTCGTGAGCTTGATTTTATTTCTGATATCAATAAAGAAATAGTTAAAGACGTTATTGGGCAAAAGGTTTATTACTATAAAATTAGAGAAGAGCTTTCTAATGTACACGAAATTTATGAAGAAGCTACTGAGAAAGTATTTGATCCTCCTATAGAAATTTGCGCACGCGTAGAGTGGCAGCAGGCTGAAATAAGAACTAATAAATTCGGATCGGAAGAATATTCAGCAATTAAAGTCTATATTCAGTATAGAGATGCTTTAGATAAAGAGATAAACATTGAAGAAGGCGATTTTCTTAGCTACGGAACTACATTTTTTGAAATAGTCACTGCAGTCATTGATAACACGATCTTCGGTCAAATAGAATATTCTACTGGGTACGTGTTAGAGTGTAAGCAGGCTAGAATTGGTTTAATAGACAAAATCCCGCACGGGCCCACTGATGAAGCTTATTCGGATCC